GGTCTATATTATCTCCTCCTATTATATTTCTATAATTAAATACATCTGGAGCAATTGATCTTAATGTTTCTTTATTAAGAGGATTTGTTTCTCCTGAAGTTAAATTAAAATCCATTATATTAGCCGATTCATTTAATTGATCATATGCACTCCTATTTGTAGGATATGAAACTAAATGCGATCCAAACGGATTATGTGAATCACGAGTCACTGCGAGATCATCAACACTGTCTTCACCAAATGACTCTCCGCTTTGATCAGTAGAAATTGAAGGGTTATTAAAATTAGTTTTTAATGTTTGATCTTTTATTATTCCTAAAGTGTCTTTTGCCAAAACATCAACATAACCTGAATTTTCATTATCAGCTTGGACACCAAATGGATCAGCATTAAAGTAAGGTTCAACTTGTTCAATAAATCCAGTTATAAACTCTGATTTTATATTTTCGTCAGTAAATAAATCAGACTGCAAATCAGTATCATTCGGAGTAAAATAGAAGTTCTTACATACATCTGTATGCTTTACCCCAACCAAATATTTTCCGTCAGAAGAAACATCAAATCTTATACCAAATCTTCTAGATTCTCCTCTTAATGTATTTGGTATCATTTGCAAAGTTTCATTAAATAAACTTGTAGTAGAGGTAATATTATTTTGTACTTCATTATTAAAAGTATTGTGAGGAATAAAATTATTTCCTCGAAACGCTTGCATCGAAGTATTTCCAGCGACGTCGTACCATTCTTTTAAAAGATTAGATCTAGCCGATAAACCAAATGCATAATCTAATTCTTCTCTATCAAATGGTTTAATAATTTTTTCCTTTCTTGTCCATTCAACACTATCAGAAGTATCAAGTGTCCACATATCAATAGAACCAGCTGCTGGAAAATATATATCAGAAGAACGCGTTGCATAGCGCAAACCAAAAGTACCTTTACCATATTTTATTATATGCCTATGATCTTTATGAGCTTGCGTAAACGCTCCTTCCATAGAGTTTTCTTCGGTAGCAGTTATATTATAATCATTTCTATTAATGAATATACAACCGTATTGAGACGGAGAATTTTCATCAAAGTACTCAGGATCACATAATAATTTTATTTGTCTTCCATAAACATCTGGCAATCCAGCTCCTTCACTAACAGTCATGATTTGGGATGCGCTATTAAAGAAACCTGCTTCATACCCCAATCCTTCTATCATTTTTAGTGCTATCATCATACTTTCTTGAGTGTTGTTAAAATTTTGCTCTAAACCTGCCTGAGACATAGTTGCTTCTCTTGATTTAAATCTTGCAACACCATTAAAACCTCCTCCGGAAGTGTTAAATACAGCATGGTTGAGCACGCTATCTATTTCAAGTGGGGCAGCACCCATGTTGGCCGGCGAAGGGGATTCGCCATCTTTGGTTAAAGCATCAACAATTGATTTTATTCCACCATGTTCTGATTCTGGTATTTTTAATGTATCTTCATGATCAAATAGAGTATTACCGGCATTCATTTTATATAGATATACTGCTCCTCGTATAAAATATAAATATCTAGAGTCAATTTCTTTTTGTCTATCAGGTACTGGATGACCTGGAGTGGTATTATCCGGATCTCCTACTCTATATGTTTGGTAATCTACATTAGGAGCGCTAATAGCTATCCAATCTCCTGATATATCAATTGCATATCCGAAGGCTCTATCTCCTCCCTTTTCTTGGTCTGATATTTCTATATTATTAACAGAGTCAATATTACACGATATTGTAGGAAAGCCCTTATATACTCCTGGCCAATTTTTTTGTAAAAGATTTCCAGGATTTGGTGTAATTCTATTTGAAGCAGTAGATACAGAAGAAGCAGTAGTAGTTCCTGCAGTATATTTAGTACCTGGAGCAGGACCAACACCGCGGTGTTGATTTGCATTATTAGGTAAGTGCACATTGCCCGCATTATTAATGCAAAGACTAGGTTGACCAAACGGAGGATCTATTGTTTGAAATAACGTATAATTTACAGCTAAGGTGTTAATGGCGCCATTAGTATTTACAGTAACAGTTCTTTTATATACATATACCCTACCAGAGCTTCCATGCATTCTATTAGATGTAATTATAAAATCGCCAGAAGCAGCAACTGATTCACCAAAAACATCAACGTTTTTATTAACACCAGATTCTGGATTTGTTATAGATTGAAGAAGAGTTGGCCCGCTATAGTATTTAACTACTCCATCGGTGTGATCTTCTATTACTCGTCTATAATAAATATGTATTTTGTTTGCTCTAGGAGCTCCAATAACCGTAACAACAAATGGATCCGAAACCGAAGTAGGATTATTAACTTCTTTCCCAGATACTGCGATTGGATTTGTTGTTAATGTGTCAATTGCAGCTGAATTATTTCCGTATGAAGCATTAGGTTGACAAACGCCGGCAAAAGCGCTATCATTAGCTGCAGCATTAGTATCTGAAGGAGTAAATCCATTTGCTTTTGTTGCGCCTGTTGCATCCGGATCTTGATAAGAACCGAAATATTTCAATTCTTTATAATCACCGTGATTTGCATCTCTTTCTTTTACATAATAGTGGAAGTGATTAGCTATTCCATCTCCACCATCAGCTGGTCTAGGACTACTGCCTCCTTGACCTACTACAATAGTTGCTCCATCTTCACTTTGGGCCATAGCAGATCCAAATCCTGCGCCAACTCGAGTGTTTTTAACTGATTTTTGAGAAGTAGCCAGGTTAGGAGTAATTGTTTCTGTTCCATATCTTTTATTATAAAAAGAAACATCAGTAGTCAAGGACATTCTTAATGATCTTCCTTCCATTGTGTCCCAAAAACCTTGACTAATACCAGTCCATTTATATTCAATATATCTTGATTGCGTTTCAACATCATATAAAGGACTTTGTGAATCTGAAAGAGCCGAAGTAGCATCTTCAAAATTAAATGTATATATTACATTTTTGCTATCATCTAAGAAATTTAATGCAACTGGTGGTTCTGTTTCTAAAATACCTCGAAGAAAACCTATTATAATTTGATTACTATTTGGGTTATCAGCTAATGAAGTATTATTAAAAGCAGGCTCAATTATCTGAAGGTACGCTGCACCGACAGATTCAGGAGCAATACTAGTTGGTACACCAGGATTTGTGAACGTTTCATCGGCAAATGGTCCGGTTAATACTGCAGTTCCGCCATATAACGTTATATTACCAGTAGCACTGTCTTGTCGAAAGAAATCAATATCCATAAAAAATCGGTTAATCCCAACTAAACTTGGACTAAGCGCATCCCCACTACTAGAATAATCAAATACCCGAGATGGATTTGCATTTTCGTCTTCAGATGTTTTAGGAAGAATACCTGCAGTGGATGCTGAGAAAAAACCTAGTGCGTTATACCTAAACATATCATATGTTTCAGTTTGAGCTTGTTGACTAAATTTTTGTTCGAATGATTGATTGGGTTCTTTTGCGTAATTCGGAACAGGTCCTCTTCCAGGAATATTAAATCCGTAAGGATAAGTTTGATAATCGGCTGATAAATTGCCAGCAGCTTTACTCACACGAACTTTATCAGTTATAGGGCCATTATGAATACTAGTGTCACTTTCCGGAAGTGTTGTTCCATTTCTATAATAATTAGAAATTTTAGTATTAGCTCGAGCCGCAAATCGAACTGCAGGATCGGTTGAATTTCCTAACCAATTAGAAGGATTTCCTTCGATGTCAACTCCGGAGTTGACAGTAGATTTTTCGCTATTAAGAGCAAATTCACCAGCAACTTCGCCAATTGTAATTTCGTCTTTATCTCCATCCAACGGAACTTGTAGATAAGATGTATCGCCCCCAAAATTTGCATTTTCAGGTAAATCTGATATAGGTACACCTGTTTTTTTTCTTCTAATTGCCATATAATACCCTTTAACTATTACCTATATTATATTTAGTACAAAGCTCCCATAATGATTTATCTTTATGAGGAATTACTTTAATTTGTCTTAATGGAGCTTTGTCAGTTGCTTGTTCAGAATTAACAATTTCAACTAAACCCCAATCACTTAATAATGTAGTAATAGTATTGCGTCTTTGAATATCATTTTCAATTAAATTAGATGGCTTACCATCCAATAAAAATAACTCTTTAAAATGCACGATAAAATATCTACCTTGTTTGTGTAAGATGTGACAACTTTGGTAGAGTTTATTATCTTTACGTGACGCGACTCCAATTCGAGTTAATGTTTCTTTGATTTTTAAAAAATCATCTGGTTCTGTTAATATAACTTCCAGCATATCTGCTGGTGTCCATGGCCGAGTTTGATTATTGTTTTCCACCTTTATTCATCCTTCTTTTCAATTCAGTTAATTGTTCATCAGTAAATAATGATAATACGGATCTAGCTTTCTCATTGCTATAACCATAATATTCTTTTACGACATCCAAATCAGAGATCTCTATAGGCTTAAGCCACTTAGAGAACCTTTTCTTTTTTCTTACTATATTTATAAGAAAATCGAATTGAAGGCGATTATCAATATGGTGATTAATATTCATTTCATTTGCAAATAGTACTGTATCTGCAAAATATGACAAACCACGATTCACCATAAATGAATTGTAGTTTGACTCAGCAATGTCATCTACCATTATATCTTTTTTGGTAGAGTTAATTGTATTTATATACTCGAACGGGTTCATTTGAACTGAACTCCTGCCATAATTTCAGTGAGGCATGCTACCACATTGAGTTCATGATCTGCTACGAATGCATTCTTGTATTGATAGTCAGCAAGTATAAGAACAACTTGAGGTATCGATTGTGGGTCGATATAATCATTCATATTGTCATATATTTGTCGAAATAGTGCGGTTGGTTCTACATCGATATTATCAACAACCCATTGTCTCATACCTTTAAAGTTTTTACTTTTAAGGTTAGACATAAGTGAATCGATATTCTTTTCTTCAATTGATACAAGAATACCTGAATCGATTACGCCTGATGCAGCATAACGTTGCAGTTCGTTTAGAACACGACGCCAATCAGGACAATATTTCATAATGACTTCAGCGATAACCTTTGTATCATACTTAATGCCTTCAGTATCGAGTATCATCTTACAGCGAGACATAAAGTCAGCCATAAGTTGTGGGTGATCTTTCTTTGCAATATTGAATTCGATTGGAGTACAACGAGAGTGAAGTGGTTCGATGATTCGATTCTTAAAATTGCAAGTTAGAATAAATCTGCAGTTAGAAGAGAACTCTTCGATAAAACCACGAAGTGCAGGTTGTGTTGATTGTGCATTAAGATAATCTGCTTCGTCAAGAATAACCACTTTGTAGCCACCTTGTAGTGAAACAGTTGATGCGAACTTTTTAATTTTGCCACGAAGAGTATCGATGTTACCTTCTTCAGAACCATTAATCAAGATATAATCAAGATCAAGTTCTTTGCATAACGCTTTCGCGACTGTAGTCTTACCTAAACCGGCTGTGCCAGTTAGAAGCATATTGTGTAATTCACCTCCGTTAACAATATCTTCAAATGTTTTTTTAATTTGTTTCGGTAAGACTATGTCGTTTATTCGATGTGGTCGATACTTTTCTACCCATAGAAATTCATTCACTATAATACCTCCCAAGATACGACTGTTTCAGCATTGAACGACCGCCATGCATCTTTGTCTAAAGCCCAACAAACGATTTGATCGTTCTGAGCGTTTTGACTTTCGACTACGGTTGTTACGTTATTTGCTTCCAATACCTTGGGATTTAAAGTGCAAGGCATGACACGTAATTCACCAGTATTAACTTTAGTGAATGATACAGTGACAGTACCTTTTTTAAGCGCTTCTATGAGTTGTTGTCTTTCACTTGTTACCATAATATAATTACCTTTTAATTAAGATTCTTCGACTTCTTCAACTGCTACGTCATTGCCATCTTCATCGGTGGCTGTAGCACCTTCTGCTTCTTCTTGAACTTTCCGTTGAGCATCTACGAACGCAGCAAAGCGATTACGTACAGCACCAACAGTTTCGAGTTCAGCACCTTCAAAGGCACCTCGTTTTGTAGTAGCATCAATGATAGATACTACGGCGGCAAGATCAGCAAGTGACAATTGAACTGTAGGTGCAGCTTCTTCTTGTACTTCTGTGTTGTTTACTTCTTCTGACATGATTTTCTCCTAAGAGTTATAGTTACTATTTTTTTCTAAAGCAATGTAATATGTTACAGGCTTCGTTGTGTTTTTCCATTCGGAAATAAGTTTAGACGAGATCTTTACGTTGTAATCCCCGTCAAGCAACTTCAAATTAGCGATGTTGATTACAAATTCGAATTGACCTTCTTTGTAACCACTATCATTTGCAAGCTGTATATTATATATATTCGCTGAACTGTCCTTTGAGTCAAATACTTTAATATTAACTCCATCATCAGCAGCCGAGATTGCCATTTCATTATGACCCAAAGCCGATGCAGCTTTACGGATTTGCGACAAAGTCTCATCGGTAAATGATACTTCAACCTCGCAGTCGGGCATGGTAATGTCCTTTTGAGGCGTCGTCAAAATACTAGAGTCGGAAAAGAAATATTTAACCTTCGAACTACCGCCAACAACGTCGACATAGTTATCAGCAAAATTAAGTTGCGGATCATTCACTAGATTCACAACCGATAAAAATTCATTGAGATCATAGATTCCCATTTCTGTAGGAAAGTCTTCGGTAATCTCAGCGACAGCAAGGATGTTCTTTGCTTCTGAAATCGTCTTGACTTCTTGCCCAGGCTTTAGCACAACATTAGGATTAATGCTGGAAAAGTTTCTGAGTACAGAAAGAGTATCATTTGAAATACTTACTGTCATAATGTTTCTCCTGTTTTAATAATTGGTATATTATACCATAGTTTACGTAAAATGTACATGCTAATAATTTATCCTTTTCTTTTTACCAGCTTTATCTCGAGCTACCCAATATGGATCGCCACCTTCTGGATCCATTGCATCAGGAATCGATTGCAATACTCGTTTTTCGATTTCTTCGTCATGGACACTTAAAGCAATAATGGCATAATGCAAAACCTTTAAAAGATCTGCACGATTTTTACCATTCTTTTTTCCATAACGTTGAACATACTTAAGCACATTGCCTAAAGCAAAACCTTCACCGTGGCCACAATCGATAATAAATTCAGTAGACTGAAACTTATTCTTTGAATAGTGACCATCGTATGTGGCATCGATATATTCTTTGAGTTGTTGAACCAACTCGCCTTCATTGAACTTATAATCCATTATTCCTCCTCTGTGTTAAGTTCTACCCCAGAATCTACTTTAGTATATAGATCAAGGAATGCTTCTTTTGTATCATCATCAAATCGTGAGATACAAAGATCAATTGCTTTCGCCTTATCGTCAAAGATAGTGAAAGTCTGTATAATGTGGCATAAGCGACGAGTTGAAATAACTTCATCAATACCATCATCATAAAATGTTTTACGAATAATATCGGCCCAACTAACAAGCTTTTCGATAAAGTCTTTATGACCATGAGTCATAATAGAATCAACATTGAACTTTTCTAAATGCTTAGTTAAGATTTTTTCTTCGATGCTTTTACCAGGAAATTTCTGATCGATCGAGATATTAAAACGCTCAAGAAAGGCATCATCGATTATTGAAGCAGCAGTAAATCGGCCATCTTCTGAACCTTTACCTTTCGTGTTTGCTGTTGCAACAACGTTAAAACCAGGAGCAGGCTTAACAATATCGCCTGTCTTTTTGACTAGTACTGGTTTACCTTCAAGAATACCTTGAAGACACATAATCTTATTTGTAGCTCGATCGATTTCGTCAAGAAGAAGAATCGAACCTGATTCCATAGCTTTTAGTACAGGACCTTTTGCAAAGACTGTTTCACCATTTACAAGACGAAAACCACCGATCAAATCATCTTCGTCAGTTTCAGGATTAATCTGAACACGAATGACTTCTCGCTTGAGTTTAGCAC